GTAAGCGCGGGCGCGCTCGCCGTCACCATGACGGCGGCCGATGCCAGCAACGGCAACTCGTTCGTTCTCACGGGCAGCGAAATCCTGCTGATTCAAAACTTGACTCAAGCGCGCACACCGTCACGATCTCCTCGGTGGCCATCAACGGGCGCACCGGAGACATCACCACGTATTCGGTGGCGGCGAACTCGATTGCGGCCTTCAGCTTCCGCGGCGGCGTGTCCGGATGGCAGCAGACCGACGGCACCGTCCACCTCGCGGTGAGCTCCGCGCTGATCTACTTCGGCGTGATCAAGCCTTCGCTCTAGCGAGGGCCGTCGCTCGGCCCCGGTTAGGGGCCGCCTAGGCAAATGGCGAACACGACGCGGATCGAGGCCGGCAAGCTGCGGCACCGGATCATCATCGTGAAGCCTACGCTCGCGCAGGATACGGCGGGCGGCTGGGCGGAAGACACGGAGAACGTCGTGGCCACGGTGTGGGCCTCTGTGGAGGCGCTCACCGGCCGCGAGCTCTACGCCGCGCAGCAGCAGGTCTCGGAAGTGACGCACAAGATCACCATGCGCTACTGGCCGGGCATCACCGCGAACATGAACGTGTGGTTCCAAGGGCGGCAGTTCCGCATCCAGGCGGCGCCGCTCGATCCGGACGAGCGCCGCAAGATGCTCGTGATGCTCTGCCTCGAGCGAAACAACTCCGCCCGCGACCCGGGCGGCACAGCTATCTAAATGCGGGTTGTGATCGAAGCGAAGGTTTCCGGGCTCGATGGCGTCGAGGAGGCGCTCGAGCACGCGCCGCTTCGCGTGGCCAAGAGCATCATGCGCAACGCGCTCGTGGCTGCCGGACGCATCTGGAAATCCGAAATCGCGGCGCGGGTCCGGCGGGGCCCGCACCATCCGGATGGCGGCGGAAAGATCGAATACGACGTGCTCGCCAACAACGTGCAGATGCGGACGCACGTTTCCGGCCAGGAAGTGCAGGGCTCCGTCTCGGTGGGCTTCAGTTCGAAATTCTACTGGGCCAAGTTCCTCGAGCGCGGCACCGGCCCGCGGGAGCGCTGGCGCGGGAAGGGCAGCACGCGAGCCGATTACCGGGCGAAGGGCGCGGCGAAGCCTGGCGGCAACCGCATGCCGGCGTTTCCCTTCATGGCGCAATCGGGCCAGGCCCGCAGCCAGGACGTGCTCGACCGCTTCACCGAGGGCGTGAAGCAGGCCCTCGGCGAGGAATATCGCTAGCCATGCTCGACGAAGGCCTGAACCAGCTTCTCGCCGCCTCCGCCGCGGTGGTTGCCGTGGTGGGAGCGAGCCGCAAAGACAAGACGACGGGCGTCTTCGGCGGCCAGGCGCCGGCGCAAACGCCGCAACCTTTCATCGTGATCGAGCAGATCGCAGGCGACCCGATTATGACGCTCGATGGCCCGGATCCGGCGCGCACGGCGCGGTTCAAGTTTTCCTGCCACTCGGATTCGCGGCTTGCGGCGAAGCGGCTGATGAAGGCCGTGCGCGGCGTGCTGGAGAATTTTACCGGCATCCTGCCCGATGGCACGCAGCTGCAGAACGCGCAGACGGTGCTCGAAGCGGACGCCTTCGAATACGCGCCGCTCGATTATGTGGCGCCGCTCGAAGTGGAAATGATGTACGCCGACATAGGTTCCTGAAGACTTTCCGAAATCGCATGGGCCGCGGCCTAGCGAAATAAAACCATCCCGCAGATCCGGCGGCAGCGCCGGGGTGTGGGAAAAACGAGGAGTGAAACATGTCAAGCACAGCTATTGCGGGACGCGGCAGCAAGCTGCAGCGCAGCCCGGACGGCACCACCTACACCACAATCGCCGAAGTGAAGTCGTTTCAACAGAGTGGGTCGAAACAGGACTATGACGACATCACGAACATGGATTCCGCTTCGTCCTTCCGGGAGTATCTGCCGACGCTGAACGACAGCGGAGAGGTCGGTTTCGAACTTCTCATGTATCCGGGAAATGCCAACCAGCAGCAGCTCCGCACCGATTTCAACAACCAGACGCTGCTCTACTGGAAAATTCTTCTCAGTAACGGCACCAACGGCGTGAGCTTTCAGGCCTACGTGCAATCTCCCGGCGACGTCGATGTGAAGGTCGATAAGGCCGCACTTCGCACCGGCGCGAAGCTCAAAATCACCGGCGCCGTCACCGAGTTCTAGGCTCGATGCCACTGGAGCTTTTGCCAGATTCACGGCCGAAGGAGACCAAGCGTGTCACCGCGTTTCGCGGCCTCAACTGGGTGCCGATTTTCTGCGCGAACTGCGGTGCGGACGGCGGATGGGTGCCGGAGGAGAACTGCACTTTCGCGTTCTACCTCTGCGACCCGTGCGCCGTGAGGCATGGCAAGATCGACGGCACCTACATGGTTCCCGATGAGGCTTTCTTCGAAAAGGTGAAGGAAGCGCAGGTCGAAAAATTTGGGCGGGTGCTCACGCCGCAAGAAACGGCGGATGCGCTCGGGCAGGAAGAACACATTCTAAGCAAACTGGCCAAAGAAAGGCCGAGGAGATAAGAAAATGCCATTCGTTTACGATATAGCGCTTGCGACGGCGGGCAACACCGCCTGCAATGCCACGCCGAACACCGAGAACAACACTTTCTCGATCAAGGCTGGAGCGGCCAACGTCGGGCTCCAATCGATGCTCGTAGTCGGGAAGGGGGCTGCGCTCACGGCGATTTCCGGCATCGTCCACCGGCTGGTTCACTGGGCCACCGCATCGACCGGCGGCACCAGCGTGACACCCACACCGAAGGACAGCCGCCTGCAGGGCAACGTCTCCGCGAAGGCGACGGTGATCTCTGGCGCCACCAATGGCACCACGCGAACGAACAAAGTGATCTTCGGTTGCGGAGCTGCCGGCCCTGGCGGCTGGGTAGCCCCGAATCCGGATTCGCTGGAATCGCTCATCGCGAGCGGCGCGGACTCTCTGGACGCGCTGAACTCTTCCGGCACGGCCTCTCTGAACTTCGAGTGGTCGGGCGAAATCGTCGAATAACCCGGGCCGCCAGAACGGCTATAACTTTGGGCGCGGCCTTCACGGTCGCGCCCATTTTTGTCTTGTGCCCTGAACGATGGCCTACTCTCAAGTCGCCTCACTGACGACTGCTTCGTCGCAAGCCGGAAGCTCGGTTTCCTCGAACTTCACCGTGATGTTCCGGAGTCCGGTCGGCACGGTGAATACATCGGGGACTTCAGTCACTTCTGCGACCGGCGACCAGTTCCCATCCTGGCTGCAAGGCAATCCGATCATGATCAACGGGACGATCTACACCGTCTCGACGCGGAACAGCGCAACCTCCCTCACGCTCTCAACGAGTGCCGGCACGCAGACTGGAGTCAATTACTGCGGCACTCCGAATTTCGCCGACCTCGCCCACGGCGGCTATGTGAACCACACGGTTACGCGCAATGGGCTCACCGTGCCGACCGATCTCGTCTTTAGCAGCGACAGCGCCGCTGCAAGCCCCTACACCTGGGACATCGAGTATTGGGACAACACAACTGGCAGCATCGTCGCCTTCATCCTGATCCCGACGCTCTCGAACACGGTGAACGAGACTTTCTACGTAAGCGTGGGCAATTCGTCGGTATCGACCTGGCAGGGTGGAACGCAGGGTTCCGCGTACGATAGCAACACACGCGTGATGCTGCTGACGCCCAACGGGGCGACGCTGAATGCGGCCGACTATAGCGCACAGCAATATACAATCACGAACCACAGCGGAGTCGGCAGCGTGGCCGGGATCATCGACGGCGCGGCCGATTTATCTTCCCTGATTCCTAACTACCTGTCACTGGCGTCGATGAGCCTCGGCACGTCGGCCCTTTCCATTTCGCTGTGGGTATACGTCAACGACAACACGGCCAATGCGATGCTCGTCGAAAAACATGCCGTCAACGCTTCGTGGGAACTCTTCCTTGAGAGCAGCCTTCTGAAATTGCGCGGCGCGAGCGGTACCGATGTCGTGACGACCTCGACGCGCCCGGCAAACAACACATGGACGCACGTCGCGGCGACTTTGGTCAGCGGCCCGACCGGCAAAATATACGTGAACGGCTCGCTCGTGAACACCGGAACGAGCGGAAGCAATCTTTCCGATTCATCTGACACCCTCAACATCGGCTGCTATGACGGGGCGGGCTATTTCTTTACGGGCAATCTGGCCGTGATCCGCGTCGATAGTGTGGCGCGTTCGGCCGACTGGTTCCTCGCCTCTTACAACAACGGAGCGACCCCATTCACGTTTTTGACGCTGGGAACGTTTGCTCCGCCTTCGACGTTTGTGCCCGACGAAGATCCATATCTGCAGCTTTTTAAGCAGCAACAATCCGATCCTGCCGTGAGCGTGTGGTAGGCCGATGCCTCTTCTCTATTTTCACCAGCCGGATGAGATCGGCGCAGTCGCCCCGCTAAATATCGACGACGACAGCAATTCGTGGTGGTCGGGAACCCAGAGATGCTTTGCGTCGATCGCCCTCGCGGCCGTTCTTGCGGCCA